TTCTCTATTATCGCACTGAATACTTGGCTCCTACGCCCTCTAGGCACCTGTATGTAGGCACGATACGCTTGCTCTGTCAGGTTCAAACTCACTACTGGCATATGAACGGCGAGGTATATCTTCTTATTAAATCCTACTAAACAGGATGCGCAGGCGCCTAGATTAAGTAACCGATGGCTTCCATCGCTACGCTCATGGCACGTTGCCTGTCCGAAGGAGCAACGGGTTAGCGCCTTAGTCAGTGGGATGAGCGTCCAGGGTGAACGGACAAGGAAGATAGGGCGCAGAATGGACCCAAGGGCCCATTTCCGCCCGAATCTATAGATTATAAGCCGTGGTCACCCGCGTACGCGCATGGCAACGAGTAAGACCGGATCGTTCTGGCTCACAGAAGTATTGACACTCCCCGCAGCCATGGGGACGGGAACGCGAGTGCAGGGTACTCTGGATCTAGGTGCGTATGTGGATGTTGGCGACCAACAAGCCATCGCCATTGAACAAGTAGATTTTATTCATCAAGTCGGTACTGATTTCGGAAGCAACGTAGACGGGATGCTCAATGGGAATGGGGCTATCACTTCACAGCTCACGGATCTGAATCCGGGGACAGTATTGGTTAGAGCAGATGATAACTCTCTGATTGCATCCAGCGGACTCAACATCGACATCACAAACAATATCGCAACTCGTGATGCCGACTTCTATCCGGACAACTTCGGAAAGTTGGATGAAAGTAGAATGGTCGTCAATGATTCTCTCTACTTTGTTGCCGGTCCTGATTCAGCCTCGATCTCAACTGAGGCTTATGTTACTTGCAGAATCAAGTGCCGCATCGTGAAACTCACCACCAAAGACTGGATGGCGATTGCGATCCAGAGCACGGCTAGTGACAATTGAGGTGGGCTAATGCCCAACTACTGTCCAAATTGTGGGGAATCCCTAGGCTCTAAGGGGACCACCAAGGGCGAGGAACGCAAGACAGCCAGGAGAGCCTACGAGAAACCCAAGGCGAAGCGCAAGGCGAGCGCGTACAACAAGCGCTACGCCAGGGAATACCGCCGTCTGAAGAAGAAACATCCACGCACATCCTTCGCCGCCCTGGCCAAGAAGGCACACAAGGCAGCCAGGAGGAAGAAGTAATGGCCAAAGAGAAAGAACCCAAAGAGCGTTTGCTCCGTAAACTCATTCCCCATGCACGGATCGGTGTAGATGGTTCGGACTTCATCTTCAGACCGGGTAAGGGGGGTGGTTGGAATCTTATCACGGCAACTGATAGTCTGGGCAACCCAACCGATTGGGCTGTATGGCGAGGATATTTCGATCTCTCTGGCATCGTCGAACAACAAGAGACACTCTTCACTGTTGGACCGGTGTTCCAGGAAGCGTGTGATTGGGATTATGTAACGAGTAAGGCTACAGGGGCCCTACAGGTTTGGGATATGATAACTCAAGAGTACATCACAGACGCAACCTTCAATGGAGTATTCGCTGGATCTGGAATGTGGGTCGCTCCTGGTATGATGGGGAGTTCAGAAGTCCCCACGGGTGCTCCTTATGACTTACAAGATGTCCATTACGGGAATGCACGATCTATGAGTTATGGACCGGTCAATAGTCTTGGTCAATCTCCCTTCCATCCAGTTCTTCACCGTTCCGTTAGTTGGGGAGTCGGCTCAGCCACAGCAGGTCAGAAATTGTACATCACCAGGGCGATCCATCTCAACAGCGCACTATCCCCCAATCCCACTGATGACATCGGTATCCCACCGACTGCCGTTGTAGTGCCTACCCTCATCCTCAAGGAACCCGACCTTCACTACATCGAGCGCCTGCGCCGATCCTACGTCGTTCAACCCACGGTGGATTGAATGGCGGTTGGGAAGATAACCATCCTCACACCCATCAAGTGGGGAGTAGCATGGGGGCTCCGACATCCATTTCACATCATCGCCGGAGTATTAATGTTGGAATGGAAATGGTCCCGGGGCTTGATGATTGACCACCTGTTCTTATTGGGACGAGGTGTCATCGCTGGCACCCGAGGGAGTTGGGCCAGTATATTGAGTCGAGTTGTTGTTCCGGCCTATGCGGCATCACGGCCTGTAGTGATAAGAGTAGGAACTAGGATCGGAGTGGGAGCCGCCATAGCAGCACCCGTGGTAGGAGTGACTGCAGGTGTTGTAGGTACAGCAGTGGTAGTTGCAGGGGTTCATACAGCTGCGCTTCAGCATCTGGAACTAGTTGGTCCCAAAGCAATGACAGTCGACATTCCCTTTTGGTATGGATTAGGGAAAGTCCAAATCAATCCATACATGATGGGTTGGGGCACGGTAGTCTAGGACTTTCGTGTGTACTCGTTCAGGGATTGCTGTTCCCTGGGTACGCGTACCTGATTTCCGCACTCAGGGCAATACCAGGTGCGCCGCTCAAGGCTGAAGATCATCTTCGTGTCACACACGCTGTAGCCGAGGCAGAACCCATTGAGATATTGCTCGACATGTTCTCGACAGATGGTCATCGATTACCCCCCCTCTTGTGCCCACAAACACGGCAAACCCAGGCGCTACGTTTCCAAGACCAGGCGTGGACGTCACATTCGCTCATTCAATCCCCAACTCCTTATTGATATCCTCGATGGTTTCAAGCTTCTGAAGTTGTGCAATCGTCTTAGCAGAGACTTCTAGTCTAGTCGTTAGGGTACGAATTGCCTCTCCGACTGTTGTATATCCCAAGTCTTCGAGGATTCCTGCTCCTCTCATCTTCTGATCTAGGTCTCTCTTCTCTATTATCGCACTGAATACTTGGCTCCTACGCCCTCTAGGCACCTGTATGTAGGCACGATACGCTTGCTCTGTCAGGTTCAAACTCACTACTGGCATATGAACGGCGAGGT